TCCAATACTAGCATAGTTAGTAGTCAAATCATATTGGCGTTTCCAACCATATGTCGCTTCTAAGTTTGTTTTTGCAGTTGCCGAATCAGATACTGCTGTATCATTCGTGGATTTAGCAGATGTCCATAAGTCTGTAATAGCTGAGTAATCACTAATGGCAGTAATAGCTAAATTATCTGTTCCATCATTGTATTCAACCCATCCGTTTGTACCATCAAATTGAATAACACGTATGTTAGAAGCAAGACTTGAACAGTCTATTGGCTCTATTCCAAATCCATCTACTGATACCCAGCTATCATCTTTAACTATTGTTAATGTTGTCATTTTATCTCCTATGAGTCTTTACTACAAATAATTACATCAATATACTGTGGTGCTTGTATTGTATGTGAGTGACCGCCAGCCGAACCAGTTGCACCCGGAGTTGTTGAACCACCAGCACCCGGAGTTGTTGAACCTGTATTTCCGTGAGTATGTGAACCACCACCACCTGTTGATGAAGTAGCACCTGAAGCAGGGTCAAAAAACGTATTATATCCAGTAGCAACATAAGCAGCAGCAGAACCCGGAGCATATTGTTTAGAGTGAGTGTGTGCAGGCATCTCGGCTGTGGATAATGTATGTGCTGCTGTACTATGAACGTGAGCTGCACCTGTATGTGTATGTGCTGCTGAAGTATGCGTGTGTGCTGCTTGTGTTGATGTCGTTTCACCAGCAGACATTGCCCAGTCACCACCTGTACCACCACCAGTTCCTGATACTACTCTTAATGTTTTGTCATTTTGCGTTGTAACTTTAGTCCAACCTGTAGGTGCTCCTGATTGAAAAAACACCATTACAGTACCACTAGGAATTGCACCACCCGCAGCAGCCCAAGTTAAGTCGCCAGCGTTTCCACTTTGATAACTAAGGAAATAACCATTTGTACCAGCATTAGATATATGAAGATTATCTTCGTCTACTGATTGACTAGACATATGTTCTAAGTCAATTGCTCCTGCTGCTATATGCTCAGAGTTAATTACATCATCACCTATTTTTGCTGCTGTTACTGAATCTGCACCTAACTTGGCTGTTGTTACTGCTCCATCAGCTACACCACTTGCTGCCCAAGTAAGTTTGCCTGTGTTGCCAGATTGATAAGTTAATGCATGTCCGTTAGTACCAGCGTTACTAATTTGTAATCTAGCTTCGTCAACAGAAGCATCTGCAATATGTTCTATTGCTACAGCATCATCTGCAATTTTAGCCCCTGTTACTGCATCGGCTGCTATTTCTGCTGTACCAACTGCATTATCAGCTAAGTGTTCATTGTCAATACTAGCTGCTGCGTAGTGTTCAGAGTTAATTACATCGTTACCAATCTTAGCTGCTGTTACACAGTCTGCTGATAAGTGTGCTGTGTCAATTGAGCCATCAACATAGGCTTGAGAGTCCACAGAATTTGCAGCCAGCTTTGCTTCGGTTACAGAATCACTTGCTAAGTGTTCCGCATCAATACTTGCGTTAACATAGTGAACACTATCAATCCCATTTTCTAAAAGAGTTTTAATTTGAGCAGCTGTTTGGTCAGCAGTAGCTGAAGCCTCTATTCCATCTAATTTTGTGCCATCTGTAGCAACATCTCTACCATCAAAGGTTGAGTTAGTTGTAATAGCACCTGTCATTGCACCTCCAGCTTTCGGAAGTGCTGCATCAGCAGTTACACCATCTGCTGCAACATCACGACCATCTATAGTGCTGTTAGTAGTTACTGCTCCAGTAAATGCTCCACCAGCTTTAGGCATCTTTGTACCTAGGGCAGTAGTGAGAGTTGAGTTATAACTAGCATCATCATTAATTGCTGCTGCCAATTCATTTAAATCATTTAACGTACTTGGAGCACCACCAATAAGGGTAGTAATCTTATCAACTACATAAGCTGTTGTTGCTATTTTTGTAGAATCATCACTTTCAGCTTGAGTTGTTGTAGTTGGGCTTCCGCCTAATGCTACGTTGTCTGCAATCTTAGCGGTTGTTACAGAATCTGCTCCTAGTGCAGTAGTGTCTACAGAACCCGCAGCATAGTGCTCGGCATCAATTGAATCGGCTGCTATATGTTCACTATTAATTGAGTCATCTGCAATTTTAGTACCGTCTACAATGTCTGCTGCTAAGTGAACTCTATCAATGCTTCCATCAACATAGGCTCTACTATCTACAGAGTTGTCTGATAAATGTACTTCATCAATACTTCCATCAACGTATTGAGGACTATCTACAGAGTTTACACTCATGTGAGATAAATCCACACTACCATCAACTAGCTCCGAAGAGTCTACTGAATTTGCTCCCATAGCTGCTGCATCAACTGAACCTGCTGCAAAGTGTTCTGTGTCTATAGAGCCATTAACGTAATGAACACTATCAATGCCATTTTCTAGCAGAGTTTTAATCTGTGCTGCAGTTTGGTCTGCTGTAGCACTAGCTTCTATCCCATCTAATTTATTTTGGTCAGCAGTTAAGAATGTACCTGTAGTGGCTTTTACAGCAGCTATACCCGCTAGCTCACTATCCATTAATGCACCTGCTGCGGTTACATTAGTAGCATCAGTTACATCAGCACTAGCTTCAATAGCATCTAACTTAGTCTTTAGAGTATCTGTAAAATTATTTTCTGTTACATTATCAATAGTAATCTTTTTGGAAGTACCACCATCATTAATATATAACTCTTCTGCTCCATCTGGCGAGGTTAATGCTGTTAATGCTGATACTTTAATTTGTGCCATTCGTTACTCCGCTATAATATAGTAATTTAAAGAATTGTTATTTGCATCAAAAAGTGTTTCTGTTGCAAGATATAATCCATTTTCAGTTTGTATTTCTGTTTCAGCAGTTTCTATAGGGTCAAATTGTCTTTCCCATTGCCTTTTGTTAGACAACATGGCAAAGGTTTTTCTTTTTTTCCAATGCATTTTAAACATTAGCTTCTAAACAATTGTCGTCTTTTGCCAATACGCTGTCTATCTATTAACTCTTTTAACTCTTCTCTAAGGCTTTCAGCCATTGGCGAAAAACTTCTAATAACTTTGTCATCTTTTTTCTTACTGATACTGCCAGATGGCGTACCCGCATACGAGCCACCTTTATTTCCAGAACGAGAGTCGCTTGGAGTTTTTGAACTTGCGTGTTTATATTCATAAGATGTTGCCTCTTTCTTACCTTGTTCGTTGTTTGATTTAAGTGATGTACTTCCATACTTAGGTGCTTTACCTTCTGATTGGACACCCTCTAGTTCCTCTGATGGAGTCATTAATTCATCTAACATATTCATTAAATTATCAATCTCATCTTCTGTTTCTGGTTCATCTGCAAATTTCAAAGCATTATGTTCCATGTATTGCTCCATATCCATATCTTCAGAAGGATATTTAACATAAGTTTGCTCAAGCATTTGTGTCCAAATTTCTCTAAGTTTAACTTTAAACCTTTCTAATTCTAAGTTTTCTACTGAGTCTTGGTCGCATGTGTCTTTAAATATGTCCACTAAATTTATCCTTATATGTACCGTTTTTGGTTTCGCTAATGCGTTTGCGTTCTCTTTGATTCCATTGTGTTGATTCATATCCAAACGATGGGCGTATATCAGTATTAATAGTCATAATAACTTGACCTTTACTACCGCACTCTGGACATTCTTTCTTTACTTCTCTTTCTTTATATGAACATAACTCTTCAAATACATGTCCATCTTTACATTCGTAATCGTAATAAGGCATTAGTTAAAAGTTTCCATTAGTTGAGGAGCAAATTGCACCATTATCCAAGTAATAACACTAATACCAAACAACCCTACTAGCATCCATTTCATTTTAAAATCATCTACAGTCATTTGAAAACCTATAATTTCATTACCTAATATGCGTATAGATATTTCTAATTTACCTTCTTCGTCTTGCATATAATCTCTAATTAATTCAGAATAACCCCCTCGTTAGAAGGGGCTACAGCTTAATTAATTAAGCACCTGGAACTACAAACGCAACACCAGCATCGTTACGAAGTTCTGCAACTCCATAAAGAGTATCAGCAGTGAACAAATCACCTAAATACTCCTGCTTATATTGTGTTTGACTTCTTACGCCAACTTGTTCCGCAAGGACTAAAGCGTCTTTGTGGAATAAGCAACCAACTCTATCAGTTGCAGTATCACCAGTAGTTGTAGTAGGACAATTAGATGAGATGTAAACATCAACACCATAAATCATACCAATCTTGCCAGTCTTAATTGCTTCACCATTACCAATGAACTGTTGCTCTGTGAATCTGTTGATTCCAAGCAAGTCATTCGCTGCAATTGGTGGCATTACGATATAACGATTGTCCATAGGAACATTCGCATTATCTAGTTTAAGAATCATTGCTCTGATTCCTGCATCAGTAATGTCTGCTGCGTTTGAAGAGTTACCAGTATATAGCGTAGTACCTACACTACCAATTACTGCCTTCTCCCAAGCTGCTGCATTTGCACCTGCTACTGTTCCGCCTTGAAAACCTTCCCATAGTGTAACTATGTCGGTGTCCACTTGAGTTGCTAAAGCAAAACCAGCATCATCGGTGTAGAATTTACGCATACTTGCTAGTGATTGTACTTCTGCAATATCCTCAATTAGCTTAGAGTATTCATAATGCTTATTGATTGTTACTGTGACAGCAGTGTTAGTTGCTGCTGACAACACGACTTGTGTATTAGCTGCTTTTGCACTTGCTGCACCTCTAGCGGGTACTGGTATATATATTGTATCCCCTTTTTTACCTTTATGTGATAATTTTGTAACTAAATTTGCTGTTACAAGATTTGATTTATACGCACCTATTACTTCATCGCTCCACAACTCGGGGATGAAGTTATTGGCAACTGCTGTTGTTACTTGATTAGAACCTAAAGCCATTTGCTTCTCCTATTAAATGATTATTTAACCCTTCCTTCTGCGTACGCTTCGTGAATTTCATCAGCAAGCGAGGCATATCGGTTTGGGTCTGTAATTTGAAGGTTGATTAAATCAGACCTCCTATACATTTTCTTACCACCTACAGATTGTGTGGAACGAGTTTCAGATACAGTTTGTCGTAATGCTTTATCTACTTTAGCCTTCTCACTTTTCTTAACCTCTTTGGTTTTTTCAACCATATTGACTTTATCATACATGTCAAAGAGCTCAATTGCGTAGTCTGGCCTATAGTCTGTGTCAGCTTTACGGAAAATATCTTTTCTAATTTCACTAGCACCAACCCATTCTTGAAAAGTCTTGTCAGCGACACGATTTTCCCAGTCTGGATATGCCTTTTCAAGTACATTCAACTTTTGTTGTTGTTCTTGTTGGGCTGTTTGTTGCCTTGCCTTTAGTACATCTGGATGATTTTCTATAGCTGAGTTAACTGCTTGTGCAGGGTCAGTATAAAAAGCATCTTCAAAACTAACTGCTTCCTCTTGTGGTTCTACAACAGTAGAAGCCTTGTTTTGTGCCTCAAGTAAACTTTGGATTAACTTCCGTTGTTCTCCAACTTCCGTTCCTTGTTTACCAAACGCTGATTCAGCGTTCTGATGCATTTCAATTACCTCTGCCATGCTCTTTCCCGCATACTTAGCTGGTATATCTGCTACATTACCATCAACTTCTTGTATCTGTTCTGACTCTGTAACTTGTTGATTTTCCTGTGTTTTTACCTGCGTTTCTGTTATGGGTTGTTCTAGCATTGGTTTGCCTTCTACTACTATACTCATTTTTTCTCCGCCCTCGTAGGGTTGTGAAGTTTAATTATGTTAGATTTCCGTCTTGGAGTTGTTCTAACGCTAGGGTTGTTGATGTATCTAAACTTAATATAAAGTTTATAATACGCAACTGACCTTTGATTACCCAAAGGTCTTGCTCAGAGTTTATATTATCTAAATTAGTAATACTTCCCTCTAAATTCTCTATTTCTTCTACTAAATCGTACCATCCTTCGCTTCTTGTCATCTGTATTCTATCAGATAAGAAAGCCTCGTCTGTCTTTGGCATAGTTACTGTACTCTAGTATTTATATTGGTTGTTGTTCCAGCTTGTCTAGCTTTAGCTAGGTTTAATATTGTTTCAGATTTAAGATGGTCTACTTCTGGTATGTTTCTTGCAGTTTCAGACCTTTGTCTGTCTGTATCGGCAGCCATTTTATCAATACTGAGTCCAACTTTTTTGATATTCTGCTGTTTTTCTACCATATCTAATTCAGTAGACTGTAATGCAGCAGCATTAGCCATGTGTAATTGTGCTTTAGCTTGTTCTTCTTGTGCTTCTGCTTGTGTCTTAGCAATGTTTGCTTGAGCCTGTTGCATTGTTAACTGTATGCCCATCTGTTCCATTTGCTCCATTTCTGGATTCGTTTCCTGACCTTGAGTCAGGG